CCTTAAGCAGGTTATTCTTCTATGAATGACCCTATGGCAAACTCAACTATGGAGTCAAGTCTGTCAAACTCAACCGTTCCCAGCCTAGGGAACGTCCCATCCTCGCTATAACCCCACCGTGGGGTTAAATGCGCGGATCTCGCCAGGGCATAGGTCAAGTCCCCTTCTTTTATGTCGAAGAGGTTAGACCTTCGAACGCCTCCGGCCAATAGGACCTTAAGTGCGGCAGGCTCGTTTATAGAGCCGTCACAATACCGCATCAGGTCCCCCAGCCAAGCTTGAAATCGCTTCCAAGCTTTGGCCCCCTGCTGTAGACCTCCTATCTGGAGAGTCGTCCAGTAGTCGTACTTCAAGCCTTTCAGCTTTGGTACGTAGGGCCAGTACGCATACATCCCGTTTTCATCGGGCTCAATCGGTGGCGTAGGAGTACGAATACCCTGCGTCACCGCTAGGTCCGGTGGTATCAAGGGGATCACCCCCTCGACGGAATGTAGGATAAAGCTCAACGTCCTCACGAGAGGTTGGTTGTGCTTCGCGCTCCATTGGGCTAGGCGGTTAAAGGCCGAAAACAGGTCCTGGTCGCGTGTGTAGCGTTTTATGTAGACGCCACGCACATCCTGACCACAATAGTAATCGTGGCCACAGGACTCGCGGAAGTTGCCTTCTGCAAAGCTCTTTCCAAAGTTCACAACCAACCCGCAGGCACTCAATACCCTGCAAAGGAGATCGTAAGCTTCCGTTCTGATGACTATGTCGTCACCGAACACGCCGAAATCACGCCTGCTTTCTAACACACCGTTCTGGTATGCTGGACTGCAACGTTCAAGACCCAAGGTTTTGTAAACACCAAGGACTATAGCGGCAAGGAGAGCTGTTTGCATTGGGAAGGTAAAGCCATTCCCCATCGTCGAACACATGTGTAACGGTACCGTTACTGATTCTCGCTGGTCCTCAGAGCCTCTGACGGCTTTCAGGATTGAAGGCGAGATCCGGGCGAACCCTGTCCTCAATACCCTAAACCAACGGGTAAGAGTCTTCGGGAACATGAACCCCACGAGTGCTTTACTTATGTAATCACTGCACTGCTTGAGATCCACTGTCGCGTAAGTACCAAACATAGACCCCTCTTTTGCGAGTTGCGCATTGTGATGCGGCTCGTCAGAGAAGTTTATGCCGACTTCGCGCGATAGCACACCCTCCATGCAGCGGCCTAATCCTAACTGGAAATAGGTCGACGCAGAAGGCTCGGTAATCGTTATACGACGACGTAAATACGACTTCAGCGCCAAGGCGAGGTTGCCGTACTCACAGACTAGCGGTTCACCCCATCTCGCGGTTCGCGCCATTTCGGCCGCTTCGCAGACAGGATTATGTGAAACGCTCAACTTGTACCAGGAGCGTACAAATTCCGAACCGGCAGTAAGAGGAGAATCACCGACCTTGAAATACAGGCCGTTGGGTTTGCTCCCCATGCCGACGCTTCTACCGGGTCCAAATCCGGCAGCGACCTCTATGCTCGCCATTGTGATAGCGGGCGCGTCCGCACATGGACGTGCGAACCATGTATCGAGATAGTTGCGGGCATTGCTTATGGCATAGCCAACATCGCCCTCGAAAGCATGTTTTAGAAGTCCGTCACGCGTTTGTGAGGCGCATGCGGCGTTCGCTGTCAAAAACTCCGACAGCGTGTTTTCTTCGGCAAGAGCGTCGGACTCTACCTCAGTTTTCTTGAAGACTGAGATGAGTAAGGATTCACGGGCAAATCTGTCGACTGACAGATTGTAGCTTCTTCCATTTGGAAACGGATCGAAGCGAGATCCTTGCGGATCACCCACGACGCCCAGATCAAGCTGGAGACAAGCGTAAAGAGCAGAACTAAAGTCGCTGCTATCCATATCACACCTCTAGGAGAGACTATGAAAGAGTAATTACCTCGGATAACATCTCCGATAATCATCTCGCGCTCGTTTAGTGTACTCATCAGAGCACGCCATCGAGAAACATCTGTGCGATTCCATTGGCGCCTGAAGACATCGCGCCAGCGATGAAAGACACAAATGCCCGAACCTCGTTTGGATCGGCCGTGTCGACGCCTGCGGGAATGACCCACTCACCCCTGAAGAGGATAGGCACTGCTGCCTGTCCAGCTAAGGGTAAAGCGCCTTTAAGGACAATCTGTTTCCAAGTATTCCGGGGTACGCTGGTTAGGCGGCCGGTCATGGGATTGACGAGGGATAACGGTTTGAACTGTTGAGGTCGTTGGAACGACATCAGGAAAGGCGACGCAACGCTATGAGTAGATACGTCAGTCTGGGTACCACCCAGACCTGTTACGACGTATTGCTTCATATAGCTGGGAGCCGAATCAACAGCCACGGTGTACGTCGGTGACGTCAAGCCGGTAACAGCAGCGCCCGTAACGGGCGAAGAGAGCACAAAGCTCATATTACACTCACTTAGGGAAGAGAACCGAGTCGGCGGCCGACCTCAGTTTTGATAGGCCCAATACAGCCATATTAAACATCTGGCGTGTATTAGGTGGAGTGAACCGTAAGTCTGTAAGACGAACGGTGAGATCGGCTTTGTACCTATTAAAGGTGACTTTCTCAAGGACACCTACAGCAGGCGTTAAAGGGAACTTACCTGGCGACCCAAGGATGGACGGGACAGGCTGTACCCACACCTCACCTGTGTGAGTCTGTTTTACTGACTCGGACACATATATGAGGTTGCTGATGTTGGTACAAATACCATTCACGCAGTCGCCAAGGCTTGAGATGTAATCTGCCAAGAACGAGTACGGAATGAGTTCGTACACGGTAGGGATAAAATCCCTCAAGTTCAACGATAAGTTTTGTTGAACTCTGTCCCAAAGAGGTCCTTGGACCGTCTGTTTAAGGGCACCCCGCATTTGAACCTTGATATGCCTAGTGATGAAAGAAGTGCTCCAAACATGGCAGCCACCGCTTTCCCAATAGGTGTAGCCACGGTAGATCGAGGACTTGTCCACAAGTTCAGGTATCGTCACGGAGATCCGCTGAACGATATCGTCCCTTGTCATCAAGTTGTTCCAGACCTTGCCCACGGCTCCGATGTCAGCCAGTAAAGGCTGCACACCGTACGTCCACTCAAGGTACAGGTCTCCGAGGATATCAGCGATTTGATCGACCCGTCGTAGGGTCATCTGCCTCGACTGAAAAACCAGAGATTGCCTGTACATACGTGTTTGCTTCACGATTTTCTTAAGCGGATGGCGCAAAGAGCGAATCATCCTAATCGTTTCTCCCAACTCCCCGGCGAAGACGCCCGCCATAAATGGCGACTCAACCTCACGTATTTTTGCGAGGAAAGCTAGTTTTACTTGGGATCGATATTTAGTCGCGTCCACAAGTGGAGTTGTCGTCACAGGACTGACAAGGCTAGCAAACAAAGGAAAGCCCCTCAAACAAGAGAGGTGCAATTTCCCATAGTTGTCATACCAATGCCACGTCCAGTCGACGGAACGCATGCCAGAACGCGTCGAGAAGCCCGGAAATGAATACGGATTCGTTGCGTCCTGTTTTCTTTCAACCTTCTCACGCCACTTGGGATCTTTGATCACGTCTTTCGTTATCGTAGTGGGGTAGAACCCACCCTGATAATCCCAGATCAGATCACCGGTCTTCCAAGTTCGGTAAGTTGCGTTGAACGTTGGACCAGGAAAGGTCGTCAACATGGTGATTTCTCACATAGGATGTGAAGGAGAGCCCCGAG